ATGAACCTCGACGAAGACACCTCAGCGTGGCTTGGCTGCCCTACGCCCCTGGAAATGTACAAGCACCAGTGCTCTCTGCTCGAGGACGAACTCAGCGAAACTCAGGCGCTGCTGCGCAAGGCCCGGAAGAACATCGCCGGGCTGGTCCAGATGAATGACGCGTTGTCCACCGGCAAGGCCGAGGCGCAGGCAGCGCTCAAAAAGGCGATGGCAGAGATCGGAGAGCTCAAAGAACGATGTTCAGAGCCCGCCATCCTAGGCATGAAGCTCGTCGCCGAACAGCGCGACTACCTGCTCAGGGAGAATCAGCGGCTCTTGATGGAGTTGAATGGGCGCGCTACTGACAGGCCTCAACTGCCGCAACCAACTGACGCTCATAGCCAATCCGCTGCCGACGCTCAGCCAGAAGCGCCCGCACCTTGAGTTCCAGGCTGTCGGACTTATTCAGACCTTGCGCCGCCCACGGCGGTACCGCGACTTCTTTGGTCTTGCACGGCACCAGCACGGGCACCTCGACTCGGACGGTGCGCACCTCCGGCTCCCTGCCCACGCACCCGGCTAACAGCAACGCCAGCACCACCAGCAGCGCCTTCATAGACCCAACTCCCTATCAATGATCGCGCTGGCAGCCTTGGCGGGATCGCCGCCGGTTCGCTCCCGCAATAGTTTATTGGCTGCCGCATAGTCGGGCTGGGCCTCCTGCCGTGCTTTCTCCTGCGCCAATGCGGCGTTCCGCTGCCGCAGCTCACCAGTCTGCACCAGTTCGCCGAGCTTCCTGCCCTGCTCCCCGGCCAACGCCTCAAGGTTGTCCCGGGCAGACTTGATGTTGGCCAGGTCGAGTTGGGCCGTGTCGAGTAGCGGCCGGTAGTGACGCGCGGCGAGCCATACGCCGGCGCCAGCGCCCACTGCCAACACCAAGAGAGCGGCCAGCACCATCCCGGCCAGCTTCTGCACCGGCGTCACGCCAGCACCTTCAGCGCGTTGTCGTACAGCTCCTGGCGATCGGCCTTACCGGTGAGCCCGCCATTGATGCGCCGCGTGATCTTCGTGAACTCACCCTGATCTGCCAGCGTGTTGAGCCCACGCGTCGACCAGAACCAGGCAGCCGACATCGCGGCGTGCTGCGGTTGCTCGAGCAGTTCCGGTTTGTTGACCAGGTCCAGGCCCAGGGCTTCACCGCACGCCGCATAGTTCGCCCGGCCGGTGATCTGGATCAGGCCCCGGCCACGGAACTTGGAACCATCCCCCTTCACGGTGTTGCCCAGATCGGCACGACCTTCGTATGTGAGCTGCTGCGCAGTAGGACCCCAGATCTCGCGCACGTAGCGCAGTTGGCCGGACTCATGCCCGACCTGGGCGATGAACGCGGCGACCCGCGCCGTGCCCACGATTCCGTAGCGGTTCATGGCGGTGTTCAGTGCAGGAACAAAAACGCCGGCTTGGCGGCCGGCGTTCGGGAGGATCTGCAGCAACTGCTGCTCGGTAATCGGCATGCTTTTCTCCAGGCGAAAAAAAACCGCTCGAGGCGGCTGCGTTTGGGTGGCGTAGTGATCAGGCGTCGATATCGTCCACGGGGGGCTGGGGCTCTTCCAGAGATAAGGGCGCCTCAGTAGGTGGCATCGGTACAACGGGCGCATCGGGCACTAGGATGTGCAGCGTGATCATGTGCTTCAGATCATACGGCTTGTCGTCCTTGGTCACCGTCACCATCAGCACGCCTTCCTCGAATTGAATGTCCACGTCTGCCCGGCTGTCGATCTGGTTAACCGTGTAGCCCCATCCATCATCGATCGGCGGAAACGGAACCATGCCCAGGCATCCAGTGACCTGGTACACCCCCGCCGATTTTCGCGAAGAAGCCACCACGCCCGCGCCGGCGGTCACAAAGTCATAGGTCGCGCCAGTGGCGCCGAGTACGTTGATTGCTGCTCTTGCCATGATCAGATCGCCTTCAGTGTGCCATCGGCGGCACGAGTGGTATTTCCAGTGTTGTAGGTCATCCGCCAGGCCTGCCACACCCCGGAAAGCTTGGCCCTGGTATGCACAGATCCATCCGTTTGCGACCTGAATTCCTGAATGACGTAACTATCACTGGCTGGTAGCGAGAAAAGCCAACCAAAACGGTGACCTGTAGGCGCGCTGTAACCGTTGTTGATGTAGCAGTACCCAAAAGATGTAAGTACGTCCAACCCGTAATCATTGAAAACTGGCATAACGCCGAATCCATAGTCTCCGACCTTGAGTACTCTGCCTGATGTTATGTCAGAGGTACCCACCGTCAAAGTTGCGTTAGACGCGGTCCCAAGTAGAGCCTGGCGCGCATACAGCTCCGCTGAGTTATCGTTGTTCTTTTGGCTAGCGGTGCGAAATGTATCGCCGCCTTGGCCGGTAGGCGCTACGCCAAGGTTAATAACCGATCTTGCCATAAATTTCTCCGCAACATAAAAGCTGACCCTTGCGAATTCAGCTATCTAAAGATTCAAATACCGAAACAAAACCCAGCCTCAAGTTATTGGCTTAGCGAACAACAAGGTTAGAAATAACGCGTCAGCCCTAAAGTCACCGATATTCTGGAGTGATATGAGCATCCTGTTGTTTTCATAATCCCAGCCGCACGTAAGTTTTGACCATGTATCTCGCCCTGGAATATCCATGGCAACGTTATTTATCATCATGTAATCACCGGAGCTAAAGTTAACCGGCGTTGCAAACCTGTAGGTGTAGCGCCCTGGTGATGGATTAGTGAGAGACACAAGGGTCCAGCTAGAGGCCACCAAAGTGAATTGCGCGCACGGCGTGCCGCTATCAAACAGAAGCTTTGATCCGCCGTCCCATAGCCGCATACCGTAGGTTTCCGTTTCCTTTGATGCGTAGGCTGCCAGAAAGTATGTGCCTGGCGAGTTTGCCGGGTGAGAGTTTGAGAATCCTGTCCAGTTTCCAGGCGTCCCAATAAGCCTGATGTACTGGAACGATGCGGTGTTGTCGGGCCGCACAAAGATGAGTGGAGGCTCTTGAGACGTTATCGGGTACGGAAAGAATGCCCCGGCGTTATACCTTGCCGAATAAAGGATAACCAGCCTGGAAAACTCCGAGTCCAAAGTAACCACGTCGGATGTGTTTGTGAACTTTAGACCGTATGTCATCTGTATCTCATCACTAAGAGTCGCTGAGTACCTACGCCGAAAGCGGCTGACGCCGGGAATGCCCTGTTTGTAAACCAGACTATAACCCCGCCCTGCACAACTTGCGCATCGAACATTGAGTTCCTGGCATCCTGCCCGCTCGGATCTCCAGTGAACGATATGTTGGGTACGCATACCGCTGTGTAGCTTTCCGGGTTTACCTCCGGGATTGATATAAAGACGTTCCGTGTCGAGTTCGGGCTTTCAGGATTTCTTGTCACCAAGGTCGAATAAACGACCCTCACCGTGAAAGAGTTTTCATCAAGCTGGAGGGCTCCATTGGCCCCCCAAATCCTAATTCCTGTCGTCATTCACTTAGGTCTCCTATCTGAACTCGCTTGACTCCATTCACATCCCAGAAGCGTAGAGACCTATTCGTCATCATTGATCGTCCCTGGCCGGGAACTACACCATTGAGTTCAAACGTCCCGTCGAAGAAAAGCTTCCACCCGCTTACTCCAGCAACATAGTTGTTCGACTGTATGTAGTTACCGATCTTGGCGTTAGTAATGGTGCCGTCCTGGATGAAAGCAGACTTGATGTAGGTTTCTGTACCGTTCACCGCAAACGGTACGCTTGATCCCTGGGCGCCAACATTACCGTTATATATCGCAAACTGGTCAGCCTGGATCACAAAGCGCGATACCGCCGTACCGTTGAGACCTGACTCAATCCCGAACCCGATACCTGCTGAGTACAAATTGCCATTCACGTCGAGTTTGTAGCGCAGCGAGTACGTACCGCTTATCTTCCCGTCAATGCTCTGATTGATGCTGGCCTGCTGCTGAAACTGCTGTGTATGGCCACCTACAGTTGTTTGCAGGTTCTGCGTTGCTGTCGCGTTTGCTTCATTCGAATCGGTCAGCGTTTTAAGCGATGTCTGAACGGCAGAGCTGTTGCTGTTGAAGTCAGTGCGCAGAGTGCCAATGGACTGGGCATTGGTTTTCGTGGCATCTGATACAACGGCTATCTGCTGATTTACTGTCGCCTTGTTGCCCTCAAAATCTGCACGCAAAACCGAGGTCTGTGCAGCTTGAGCAGCCTGGCCGTTCACTAACGCTGTAGTGGTCTGCTCGTAGGTTGCGTAGTTTTTGTTTACCTGAGCCTCGACAGTTTGAGTGAACTTAGCCTGGGCGTAGTCGCCATCGGTAACAGCAGACTGGATAGACCACACGCCTGCATAGCCCTGAGTTCCGCCAGCCAGGTCATTATCAGAACCAGCCATCGGAGCGTTGATTTCAGCGTAAACACCGTCAATCCGCTCAGTCTGCGCGGTCAGCTTGTTATCAACGTTGGTTACTCGCTGATTCACTTGGGTGACATTATTTGCCGTAGCCGCCAGGCCAGTTACCGGGTCATTTACCTTTGTCTGCAGCTGGTTAAGCTGGTCCTGAGTGGCGATCACCTTTCCATCGACTACCGTGATTTTCTGGTCAAGGTTATCAACCCGTATTACCAAAGCGTTCGCATCAGTGAGGATGTCGCCGACGTCTTTCCAGTTTGCGCTGGGCGGCTGGGAGCCATTGTTAGCCGCCAGGGCCTGGTACAGCTTGTTTCCCTGACGAACGATGTCACCTTTGGCGTAACCCTTCGCGGCGTCCCACAAGAGCGCGTCCACATATGGCTTGATTTGCGCCTCAAGATCCTTTCTTAACTGCGCATTTCGAGCGTTCACAGACCCGGGGCCATTGCCATCAATCAGGTCGATTCGTCCGTTTAGAGCTGTGGCCAGCGATGATTCATCGATCTGCCCCTTGATCTGCTCAAGGATCGGCCCAGCGTCCGAAATGGACTGGCCAATCACACCATTCACGACGGGATAAAAGGGTCCTATGTTGCCGGTACGATCCACAAGACGTGCCCAGAAGAACAGCGTTGCGCCAGACTTCAGTTGTTGCATGCGGTAGTCGGCCTGCGGATATGCCAGGTCGGCCAGCTTGGTAGCGTCGGACAGGCTGTTCGCCGAGCCATACCACAGCTCGGTGCGTTGCGTGTCATCGGCGCCAGCAGGGAAGCCCCATTTGATGCTGATCCCGAAGAGCTCGCCGGTGGTGCGCAGGAACGCCACCGCCGGTGGCACACCCTCCTTACCTTTGAGATTGGTCAAAATCGAGTTGCGCCAAGGCGAGCTGATATCGAAGGCACTCAAAGCGCGGACCCGCGCCACATAGGCGCCGGCGTAGATTCCAACCACATCCACGTTGTTCATGCCGGTGCGAAGCACCTTGATCCAGTTGCCGCTGTCCTTGCGCCACTCCACGTCATAACCAACCGCGCCATCCACTGCCGGCCAACTGATAGTCATGGTGGCCACCGCCAGCCCCTGAATCACAGATGACGTTGAAGTCAACGAGATACTGGCCGGCGCGGGAACCACTGTGACTGGTATCACGCTGATCGGCCTTTCCTCTAGGCGCGCGCCGGTGTCGATGTGCGCGAACTTGCTAGGCTCGAACTGCAGCGCAGTGATTTCGAAGTCGCCATCTGTGGTGCGCTTGGTGCGCAATACGCGGTACAACGGGATCGCCAGGTCATCGGCGTCGATCGCCCATTGCAACTGCGCGACCGGTGGCTCGCTGTAAGCGACGGTTACAGTCACAGCACGGCCATTGACGCTCTGCACAGTTCGCCCTTCGGCTCGGCCGCCCGGCAAGTTGATTATGAGCCGGTCACCCACCTTCGCTTGGGTATCGCGGTCGAGAGTTACCACCCGGCCAGCGGCCGACGAGATACGCCCTCCAACCTCTCGCCCCGCGAGCAACGAATCCGCCACCGGGATGATGTGGCCTGGCAGCGGAATCACACCCTCCATGCCAGTTTTGAACGACACAGTGCGGTCTTGGTTGTTACTCAAGATCGCCCACTTGCCGCGGCGCTGGGCCTCGGATGCGCGGGTGCAGCCAATTGCGCTCAGCTCGGTCGGCCGGTCGCCGTAGCGGCGCTGTAAATCCAGGTCCGAAAACGGGATGACGTCGGTTTCGTAGTTGTTCGCCGGGTTGTCATAGCTCACCAGCGCTCGGGTGTAACGGGTCTTCGCCGAGGCACTACCATACGAGAATTTGCCGTCGACTACGTTGGATCGGGTGAAGACGTAGTCGAAGTCCTGCGCGCGCGGCATATCGGCCTGCATTACCAGTTGGCCCTGGGCCCAGTAAGTCATGCCACGGTAAATCGCCGAAATATCGCGTAAGAGCGACCAGGCGTCAGCCCTGCCTTGCAGATTCATATCGCAAAGGAAGCGTGGCTCGGTACCCCCGTTCCCGTCAGGTACCATTTGGTCGCAGTACTGGGAAATCCGGTAAAGCTCCCACTTGTCGACCATAAACGGCTTGATGCGCTTGCCCAGGCCGAACCGGTCCTCCGTGCAAACCCCATATGTGATCCAGGCCGGGTTGTTCGTCCAGGCCGATTTCATGGTGCCGTCCCAGGTGCCGGAATATGTGCGCTGGATCGGATCGTAGTTGCTTGGCACCATCCACCGACGGGCCTTGCACTTCATTGTGACGGCCGGAATATTGGTGAATTGCTCGGCGTCGAACTCGATGTACAGCAGGGCTGTGTTCGGGTACCGAAGCTTCGCGTCGATCACCTCGGTGTAGCCTGCGATCAGCATGGTGTCGGCGATTTTGTTGCTGTTCTGGTTTGGGGTCAGCCGGCGCACCCGGATCTGCCAGCCCGTAGTTGCCGTGGGCAGATCAATGCGCCGCGAGCGCTCGTATCGCGTGGTGGTCTTACCGTCGACTGCATCCACCAGCACCTGCTGATAAGCGCCGCCATCAGTGGCAATATCGATTGCGTACTCGATGCGGTATCCACCTACGTTTCCCTCATCATCAGCGCGCTGCAAAGCCGGCCAAGCCATGCGAATGCGCACTGCGGAGAGCTGCGTGTTGAAGATCGATCGCACCCACGCGGTATCACTGCGCAATTCGACATTCAGCGACGTCTCGTTATCGACCGAAGGAATGCCCGGGATATAGGTCTGATCCACGGATCCTGGGCGCCAATCCCACTTCACATTCGGAAAGTTGTAATTGCCGCTAGCATCCCTGATGGGCGTGCCGTCCAGCTTCACCGTGTAGTCGGTAGGCGCCTCGTCAAACTCACCCTCCCCCACTGCAATCAAAATTTTTGCCAGGTTGGTAGAGCGCAGGCTATCGCTGGCTTCAACTGGCGACTTTGGCTTGGCGCTGCCGCCTTTCTCGCCGTGGATCTCGATGTTTTCTGCTACGCCCATGCTTTTCTCCAGGCATAAAAAAACCGCCTCTCGGGCGGTGGCGGTCTTACTTGTCCGGCTACGTTTTGTCTTCTGCGGTAATCGATGCAGAGATGATCATGCCGCCCCAGTCACGCTCGCCGATACAGATCGGCACCGGGTTGCCGCTGGCGGTGGTGTTCCTCGCGCCGCCGAACGCATAGGAGGGTGAGTTTTCCGGCGCCGCGCTTTGCTTGAGGCCTGATGCCTGCGGGCTGAGCATCTGAATCACGCCACCAGCAGCCAAGCCAACGCCAAGTTGAACAGCCCAGGTCTGACCGAAATATGAACCGGCAATTACGAGAACGGCCCCGATAACAGTCTGTAGCAGCCCGGCGCGCTTGCTGCCATGGATGACCGGGACGATTTTCAACTCACGAGTGCCGCCGATTTCAAGGTCCTTTACACCAATATTTTTACCGTTTCTGTATATGGCAAACCGCATACCAAGACTGTCAAGGCGCTTAATCTCCGCCTCGAAACCATCCAGCGTACAATTCAGCGCCTTAAAAACCTCCCAAGACCTACCGCTATCCAGCGCCCTTCGGTGAACCGGCCCGAACTTTCTGGCAAGAGCACCCGAAAGCTTAATTACGGTGACAGGCTCATAATTGACTGCGCTGGCTGCCATGCTTTTCTCCAATCGAAAAAAAACCGCCCGGAGGCGGCTTACTCATTGCATTGTGGGTGATAAATCCATGCTCATTGATGAGTCGATGGAAATTCTGAATTTCTTTGTGACCCCCGCCTTGAGAGCCGCTTCACGCTCTTTCAATCCGCTACCGCACGATGACGCACTTATTATGTGCTCACCGGCTGGAACAAAGAACCGTGCCGTTTCGCCAGTACCAATTTCTGCTGATTTCTGCCCGTCGATGCTGATCGTCGTGTTGCAACCGCTACCGACGAAGCCTTTATCACGAGTAACGATCAAAACAGCGTCTGCGCTGCCCTGCTTCTGATATCCGAATAAGCGCGAACTCGGCACGGGGTCTGCCTGGCCCGACGGGACCGGCGATGTCGCACAACCCGCCAGCAGCGATACCGCCAGCACTCCTAAAATCAACTTCATACGGCTCACTCCTGTGGAAAGGCAATTACCTTATCACCGAGCATCTCGGTGGCGCAGCACCAGACGAGTACGTTCCAGCCACGGCCCACCAAAAACGATCAGCTCCGACGGCCGTCCGTAAAGGTGGTGCAGAAGAAACGGCCCAGGGCCAAAAGTAGCGGCGTCCTCGTCGGGCAGCGTTGGATCGGAGCCAAGAAAGATGCCTGCGTGGTTCGGGTGAGCCGTGCGGCCTACCTGCATCACGACCATATCACCGCGCTGCGGCTTGTCCACGCGCACGAAGCCGGCGGCCTCGTAGTTCGCCTCGTACAAGCTGACGCTTTCTGCACTTTCCCACCAGCCGTCGGCGCGCTTGAACGCCTCAAAATCCAGGCCCCATTCACGCTTGTACCAGTCGGCGCAGACCTGCCAGCAATCCCACGCCCCGTGCACGAAAGGCCGCTTGAGCAATGGCACGGCACCCGAGGGCATTACGGTGCGCATGTCGCCCTCGGGCCAGCTGAGGATGTGCCAGGGCAGCGAAGTGGCCTCACACATTGCCAGGTCGCGCGGCGAGGGCCTGCTGGTGGCATCGGGATGCGAATGAACAATGCCAATCACCTCGCCGGCGTCTTCAGCAACGGCGTATTCCTCCGGATCGATGCGAAACTCTTCGCTCGGCTCGGTTGCAGTGTTGCGGCATGGGAAATACTTCTGTGCCCGGCCAACCGCCAGCAGCAGCCCGCAGCACTCTTTTGGGTACTCCGCTGTCGCGTGCGCCTGGATCGCGTTCAAAATGTGCTTTCGCATCTTTCAGCTCCGGGCAATGAGTGACACGGCGGGGAACCCGCCAAACGGGTATGGGTTGCCCTCACCGAACCGAGGAATGCAGCCGCGGCCCAGCGTGGCGTCACACTGGTCGAGCTCAGGGTTGTCTGTGAGGTTGCCGTCCTTGTCACGGTATGGGCCGGTGTAGCCACAGTTCGGGCCGCGATAACCGCCGGTGAGGCACCAGTGACAGAGCGTCGTGGCTTGCCGTCCGATTGACTCGCCCCCCACGTCGCCGGGACTGGCCAACTCCCAGCTCACCGTCTCCCCGTCCTCGTTCGTTTTCTGGTCGATGTACCAGATCTCGATGGTTTCCTGGGTGGGGTCGGCCGTTGGATTGCCTTCTGGGAAGTTTTCGGCATCCAGATAACTGCCCAGCGTGTGACGCATGGTCAACTTGAAATCAGCGAGATCCTGGAACGCCAAGCAAAGCGCAGTGATGCGCCCATTGACGTTGCCCACCGACAGCGCAGGCCTAACCGCCGTCCCATCGCCGTTGGCTTCAATGCCGTCGATCTGCATCGGCCAGGCGCCGTACTCTTCACCCTGCCAATAGATGGGTTTGGCGGGCAGCTGGTCAGCCTGGGCGCCGGCGGCAATCAGCTCCGCTGGAGTGTGCGGAATGGAGTGCCCGTGAAAGCGCAGAATGTCCGCGCCAAAGTCAGTGCCGTCCAATTCAAAGAGCAGCACTTCGCTGCCAGGCTCAAGAGCCTGGATATCACTGATCAGCGGCATACTTGCCCCTTATGGAAGAAACGATTGGGTGAAGGTGGTTGTCAGCGTGAACATCCCCGCGCCGTTCGGCGTGATTGCCGGAGCCGAGGCACGAAAAAAAGAAAGCTCACCCAGCGGTGGCGTCCAGAAGAAAGACTTATGCCCGGCGTGACGATCAAGAAAGCCCTTGATATCCCCGGCCACCGCCTCTTTCACAACGAAGGTGAGCGGCCAGCTGTCTACCCGGTTGTTCGGGCCGTCGCCAACCACCTGTTCGTAACCGCTCCCAAACTTTGATGTTCGGTTGCGGTATTCAGGCGCACTGGTGGCCGAGATCAGCGGGCACCATGTGAACGTTTCAACGGCCATTAACGAGCCTCCAGATCTGTCCACCGGGTTGAGTTTGTCTCGCGATTTCCTGCTGAGCACCGCGCTGCGCCACGTCGGCATATGCCTGGCCGAGGGCCTGGGTGTCCTGATCAGTAGCGCCGCCTTGGGCCGCCGGCACCTGGAACGATTGGTTGATCGTAACGCCGCCAGCAGATGCCTTTGGCGCGGAGGTTCCGCCAGACAAGCCCACGTAGCCGCCGTCTGCATATCCGCGTTTGTTCAGATTGACGAGGTAGTCCTTCATGCCCGGTTGATTCACTACCTCCTTGCGAATCACCACCTCATCACCATGAACAATACCTTTGGGCTCCATCTTGCCGCCGGGCCCCGTCCAGCCCCCACTGTCAAAGTACTGGGAGGTATAGCCGGCCGCAGTGCTGCCAAGCGATGCCGGAGCTGCACCACCGCCGAACGCGCTACCGATCGCAGTGGAGAGGCCCGCACCGGCAAGGCTGCTGAAGACGTTGCTAGCGGCAGATTGCAGCGCCATTTTGGCGACCATTCTGGCGAAGCTTTTAGCCACATCGCCAAAGCTCTGGTCAGCGCCGAAGGCGAAATCCACAGCAGCGTCGGTCAGCCCGTCGTACAACGATGTGAACGCCGACTTGGCCTGCCCAGCAACGTCCTTGGCCTGGTCGTTATAGTTCTGGAACGCCGCCGACGCACCCAGCGACCAATCACCCCGCGCCTTGTCCTCATCCTCGTAATACTTGGCCTGCATGGCAGTGCGCTTGTCGAGCGCCGACCGCAGGGCCTGGGTTTCTTTGTCGTACAGTTCAGTGCTGAACTGGTCCTTGTCGCTCTTGTTGTAGTCGGAAGTCAGCTTGTCCATTTGCGACTGGTAGGACTGCTGAATGCTCAGCTGCTCCTGCAGACGCTTACGCTGCTCGTCGCCAAGCCCAACACCTGCCAGATTGTTGCCAAGGCCCTGCTGGGCGCTGGCAAGCTGGCTTTTCAGGTTTTCATCGAATGCCGCGAGCTTTTTCCGGGTCTCCAGACCTTTTTCACGCAGGGTATTTTCAGCCTCGAGCGCGGCGTTGCGCTTGAGCTGAGCCGTGATCAACTCCTGGTTGGCCAGCAGCGACTTTTGGTCGGCAGTGAGAGTTTTCTTGCCCTTGATGTCAGCCAGCTGCTGCTCGAACTCGATCAGCTTTTTGGCGTTGCTGCCCAGGGTCTGGCTCGCTGCTGACTGATCACCGATGAGAGCGTTTTGCTGCTGGAGGACAGCGTACTGCTGACGGGCCTGGTCAAGCGCCTTAATCCCAGCATCCTCGCGATACTGCGGTGTCTTGGCGACCGCGGGGTCTTTATACTTTTCGTTGATGTTGGCAATGTCTTTCTTCTGTTGATCGGGCGAGATCAGCAGCGATTTATCGCCAGAGGCGCGCGCTTGGATGATGCGGCGCTCTACCAACATCCGATATTCGCCAAGCTCTTTGGCGCGTTTGTCTGCGTTGGTTTCCGTTTCCTTGCGCAGTTTGTCCAGTGCTACCTGGTCAGCGAGCGCAAGTTGCTGCTGCTGTTGCTGGAAGCCGCGCGCGGCCGCCCGGCGCTCCTCTTCAGCCTTCAACACCAGCTTTTGAGTTTTTTCGGCCTCCAATGCGTCGACACGAAAACTGTCGTCGGGCACAAGGTTGCTGAAGCCGTCTGATTTGTTCAGCTTCCGAGCATTGGCGATCGCATTCAGCTGCTTATCCAAGGCAGCGATCTGTTGATCCAGCGTGTCCGTGCGCCCAACGTTGAGCGCGGCATCCCACGCTTCTTTAGCCGCATTTTTTACACCGTTCCAGCTCAGCTCTAAATAGCCAAGGTTCTTTTTGATCGAATCGGAAGTTCGGTTCAGACCTTGCTCGTACGTGTCGTTGGCCAGGGCGGCGGCTTCTTGGGTTTTCCCCTGCTGTTGTAGCGCTTTGATCTGCTCGTAAGTCGTTGCCGTTAGGAAATTCATCGACTCGTTGAGCTTCAAAATTTCCGCAGCGGGGTCCTTGGCGATCTTTTCAAAGTTTTTGACGGTCTCGTCGGCGGCCTGCCCGGTGGCCGATTCGAATTTGATCGCGGCCGCCGCAATACCCTCGAACGCCTGCACAGGAATGCGTGTGGACGATGCCAGTTGCGCGAGGACGCCCGAGGCCTTGCCAATAGTGCCGTTGGACAGTGCGATCTGCTGAGCCAGCGCCGAAAGCTGTCCAGCAGTGGTTCCGACTGTGTTACCCGTCATCGCCAGAGAAGTGTTATAGGCGGTGGCTTCGTCGCTTCCTTGCTTGTAGGCCAAGGCCAGAACAGCGGCCGCAGCAGCTGCCACGGTAAATGGGTTGACCAGTCCGAGAACGTAGCCGCCCAAGGCCTTTGCCGCCGGCACAACGCCGCCGAACATATCCTTGAGCTGACCGCCCTGCTGCAAGAACACTGTCATGGGGTTCTGACCGGCCTGCAGCGACACAGCAATGTCAGTGAACTGAGCGGGCACGCCGCGCAAGTTGGCGGCGTACTGCTTGGCCGTCTGGCCGTTTTTGGCCATAACCTTGTCGGTCTGCTCAATGGCAGCGCGCTGCTCATCCAGCTTTTTCTTGTACACGTCGAAATCGGCGGTCGGCAACCTACCGGCCTTGCGATGGGCCTGGAGCTGCTCCTCCATTTTATCCAGGCGCCCATAGGCCGCCACGACGGGATCAATGCGGCCAACCAACTTGTCCAGCTGGCTGGCCTGGTACGCGGCTTCCTTGGTGGTGGACTTGAGCTTGCGCTCTGCCCTGTCCATGCCCTTTTCAAAGCCGCCGGTGTTGGCCACCAGATCGACCGTCAGTTGGCCAAGTGAATCAACAGCCATAAATCACCTCTTGACCGACTGCAGCAGCGCGAAAAGGTCCTGCGCGGATGCTCCAACCTCTTCCTCTGGCTCCCCGCGTTTGGGTAGGAAGTCATCAAAGTTAGCCTTGCCGCCGTGCACGTTATTTAGGATGGTCGCGAGCAGGGCGAAACCCCGCTCAATTCTCAATCCCAGGTTCGCCGTTCCGCTCTGCTCGAAATACGCCATCCACGAAAGCGACTCGTTGTAGGTGAGGTTGGCTTTCGCTTCGGCAATGGTCCGCCCGCCGACTCCGTTGAGTACCAGCTCATGCCAGAACTCTTCGGCGGGCTCTATTTTTTTGGCTTCTGGTCCTGGCCTGCGCCGTTCGCTTCAGAAATAGCGTTGAGCAGAACAATGGTCAGCTCGGCGGACAAAGGGCCGTGGCCAGAGGCTTCCGACCCGACCACATCTTCAACTGTGAATACCGGAGTGCCGTCTTTTTTGAGGACGTTGGCAGCGATTCGCGTTGCCAAGAAATCGGCGCCCTTGTCCTGCTCTTTCCACCGCTCGGTGAGCTCGACAAACGACTCCTGCCGGATGTAGATGGTCGCTTTCTGCAACTTTCCACCCGAGTGCCAGGCGATGTCTTTTTTCACCGGCGGCGGCGAGAAGGCGCCGGCGGCCTTCAATGCCTGAATGCTGAGATCCATGTTTTTTCCTTACGGCGCGATAACTTTAGGGACGAATACCGGATCACCCGATACCTGGATGCCTACGGTGGACTTCACAACGTCATTCAGCGCAAAGCTGAAAGGGAAGCTGTTCATGTAGCCCTCGAAGGTGATCCAGGTGCGGGTGTTCGGCAGGTCGAAATCAATTTCAGATCCGACGACAGCGGTTGCATTGGCGCCGGCACCGCCGCCGCCACCGGTGAGCGCGATAGTCGGTGCCGAGGCATAGCCGGTGCCCGCGTTCGTGATGGTGAATCCCGTCACAGAACCTGCAGCAACGGTTGCGGTAGCAGTTGCGCCAGTGCCGCCGCCACCGGTAATGGCGACCGTGGGAGCTGAGGTGTAGCCCGTACCGCCGGTGGTGAGCGCAATAGCCGACAGACCGCCTGCCTGGCTGACAGTAGGCGGAATGCCTTCCAAGTCACCTTGGGCGTTCACCACGCGGCCGTCAGACCAGCCGATCGCCCAAAGCAGTTTGGTGCCGGCGGTTTTGAGTTGATGCAGGCGTACGTGCGCGGGCTCTTGCGGATCGATGTTCAGACCAAACGACGCCGAACCGGGCTCTGCGAGACCGGCCTCGTATTCGCGCGCGCTGGAGTTCATGCAGGTCGTTTCGATCTGCGCGATGCTGGTATCGATCCCGTCCAGGGAGGTGAAGCAGCCCACCACCAAAATCGCTTTGGTGAGCGGGTCAATGGCATAGAGGTCAGTGCCTTGCGTTTTAATGGTCAATTTGTACTCCCCGATTTTCCTGGAAAATCACTTTTGAGCGGGCATAAAAAAACCCGCCGGAGCGGGTCGTTCTTTTCTGGTTTACGGCTACAAACTCACCAGCCAGGCAACGTCAAAGCCTTTGCGGTAGCTGTGGGTGTCCTTGTCCTTGTCGTCGATCCCGAAGCCGGTGACGTACGCGTGCTGAGCAATCACCCGGCGCAGCGCCATCACTACGTCCTCAGCGGAAGAAGCGGTTTCTGCGTACACGTCGACCTGAAGGCCGTAGCGGTCCGTGCTTGGTACGCAGTTGAGGAAGTTGATCGGCGATCCGCTGATGACCTGCCAGACGGCATAGGGCCGCTCTACCCCCTCCGGGGCCTCGCCATGCGGGTAAAGGCGCGTCGGGCCGGTGCCGAGCAGCGCAGTGACGGCCTGGCTCGCGGAGCACACCTGAAAAATGGGCGCGGTCATTCATTCACCCCCAGTTTGATCAGCTGATACTTCGCCGAACTGAGGAATTCCTGAAACAACTGCTCGCGGTTGTTGGCCAATGCCGGTCGCAGGAATGGTTTTGCTCGGTTCTTTTCGGTACCGAGCTCCACCCACCACCAGTAGAACGTGTTGCCGCCCTTCTGGCCGCGCTTGCGCATTCGCACACCGACCGATATCACTACCGCGCCGAGCTCTTCGCCCAGGCCTTTACGCTCCACCATTGCCAAGTTGGCCGGGATGAAGTTGGCGGTTTCCGGGTCATCGATGCGGGCAGCGCGGTCCTTGGCGTCGAGCAGCACGATATCCATGGCGTCCTTGGCCGCCGGCGTGACTACCTTGCGGCGCATCTCCTCCGTCAGCCCCTTGAACCTGGCTGAAAGCGCATCGGCGCCGGTGAGGTTGTACGATACCCAATCAGCCATCGTTCACCCCCGAAGACACCAGCAGCGTGAGATATTCCTTGCGCGAGTTGGGATCCATCAGGGGCGGGCCAACGATTGCGCAAACGGCACCGCTCGCCAGCACAACCCTCATTGCAGCCGTGATTCCATCACGGTAGCGAATAACTACCCGGCTTTTTGCCTCAGATTGAATCGCCTGCGCCGCGATCAAATCACGGGCGCTCAAGTCCTCGAGCGAAGCCCAGACCTTGACGAAATCAACCCACTGATCCGTCAGCTGTTCGCCGGTTACCGGGTGCTGTGATGTCACCTTGTGCTGGATACGAACGCGATGCCTCAGTTTTCCGGCCTGCATCAGAAGCGCTTCCTGTACCAAAGCAGCCTGTCGACTGCGAGAGGGACGGCCGACGGCGCACCACCTATGACCACGGCCTCGCGATTTGAGTACCAGTGCCCGACGAGCAGCAAAATAGCCTGCTCAACGTCCCGGGTAAGCCCCATTTCAGCGGGATCGACCGGGTCACCATCCACGAGCTTACGGTCGCAGTGCTGTTCGACGTGCGCCTTGGCCGCTTCGAGGTAGCCACCGATCAGGGCGTCTTCTTCGTCGCCGTCGACCCGAAGGTGCAGTTTCAAGAGCGCCAGATCGATCATTTACTTGTTCTCTTTTGGCGAAGCCGCCTTGTTGCCTTTCGGCGCTGCCGACTTCTGCGTGTCCCCAGCGCCGACCTCAACAGCCAGGCCCTTGCCGATCAGTGCGTGCGCGTACTCATCGTCCACACCGCTGAACTCCTTACCCGCTTTGATCTTTGGCGATTCGGCGCCGAGCAGTTCTGCATTGCCGACGAAACCCCACAAAGTCTTGATATCCATGCTGCCTCCAGAATCAAAAAGGCCGGCGAAATGCCGGCCTCTTCCAGGTTGGGTGAATTACGGTGCGACTGCGAACTGGCCCTTGACCAGCGCTTCGCGGCGGCGCACGCCCAGGCCCAGGCGTTCTTCAACCAGCAACGCGATCTCGTTGCGGATGAACTGATCGTTGATCAGACCCATCTTGAACTGGAACGCCATGCGGTCGAACAGAGTGCTGGATCGGGCGAAGTTGGCCACCAGGAATTCACCACCAGTGTCGACGTCGCCTTCATCCATGCTATCGGAGGTGATAACTGGGCGGCCCCACAGGATTGGCGTAACCAGGCCCTGCAGGTTGGCGAACAGATAACGATTTTCGCCGTCCTTCTGCAGCTCGATGTTCATCCAGTCCAGCTCTGTCATCACCACGCCATCGGCGGACATTTGCGACTGCTTGCGCACCTGATAAATGGCACGTCGAACCAGATCGATTGCCGTATCGCCCGCCTTGCTCAGAGCCGCGTTGTAGGTGGTCGCCTGGGTCATCAGGCCGTTCAGGTTTTCACCGGTGCCGTCGCCCTTGAGGATCTGACCCTCTTCCTCGAGCTTGAGGTCGTAGCGCAGCAGCTGACGCAGGTAAGCGAACATTTGCGGCACATCGGAAAGGACTTCGTCGGTGGCCGGCATCCACACGGCAATTTTCTTCACACGGTCCGTCGCGGTGGTGAAGGTAACGTTGCTGGTTGGCTTCAACCCGCCTTCTGCGACCGGTGCGGCGCCGCGCGTGTGCACGTTTTCGCGGAAATAGGTGTAGCTCTGGCCAGTTACCGGAATGGTGGTGAGCAGGTCACGGATGCGCAGCTCCTGGCGGATGCCCGGCTGGATCACCGGGTCATAAATCGGAGCGACGATACCGGCGCTACCGACCTTCATTTCCTTCATGCCCGCCAAGTCAGATTTGGTGACTTCGATATCGGCCATGCTGACGCTTTTCTGCTGCAGGCCTTTGTAATTTTCGTGGGTGCCGATCAGGTCAATAAACGATTTGCCCTCGGTCTGCTGCCCGCGCAGTTTGACGCCCTTCTGCTCCAGGTCTTGGACCTGGTCAATTACGCGCTGCAGATCGTCTTTCTGCTTGGAAATCTGGTTCTTCAGATCGGTGGTGACTTGATTGCCTTTTTCAACTTCGGCAATCGCTGCGTCGTACTTCACTTGCAGGCCGGTAAAACCGGTCTTCAATTGCAGCTCAAGGGAATCTTTCAGTTCTGCTACTTCGCTCATGGCGATACTCCAAAGTGGGTGGTGAATAACGTGGAAATTGATTTCAGCTCTTCCACGATCGCCGTGGCCTCGCTGCCGCCATCACGGCGTAGCGCGGGATAGCCGAGCGAAGCGACTGCCGCCGCTTCCTTCTGAGAAAGCCCAATGCGCTCACGCAAGGCGTTCTCGAAAAGTCGAATGTCTGATTTCACAGTGAGTATCTGCGCCGCGGGATTCATCCCGAAAGGCACGAAGGATGCTTCCCAGAGCTCGGCTTCTTTGATGATCCGTACACGGCGGCCGCCGCGCTCCTCGAAGCTTTCCTTGATGGTGTTGAAGCCGATCGACATGCTGTCGAGAATTTCGGCCTTCATCAGTTCATAAGCGTCGCGCGCATAACTGACCGCGAGATTAACCTTGCCTTTGAGCAACAGCCCGTGATCATCCTGCGTGTAGTCAGCGGCGCCGACCAACCGCGTCAGGTCATGGTAGAGCGCAAGCTTCAGCTTGCCTCCGCGGGTGGCCTTTACCCGAGTAAAGGCACCCGGAAGGATGACGTCATCGCCGAGGTCAACATTGTTGAAAACCGCGGCGTAGCCTTCGAAATTGCCTGCGTCGTCCACCGCCTTGAGCTCAAACGGGACTTCAAGTTTTGACATTGGATTGCATCTCCCACCGGGTCACCCGGTTGTATTCATCGCCGTCCAGTGGTGGCAAATTCTCTTTCTCGCGCACTTCGTTGATGGTCATCCAGCCAGAGCCGCCGGAACCGCCCAAAGCGCTGCCGTAATAGGTGGACCGCCCGGCGCTATCAGCACGTAAAAGCCCCTCGACCGTAAATTCGACGAATCTGGAAAGCTTCCGGTAGACCTTGTCGTTGAATTCATCTTCAACGGCGTCGATATAGGGCTTCAGTCCAAAGGTGATAAAGCCGGTGAGCTGCTGCTCCAGGTTGGAACCCATGATGGAAGTCTTGCCGGCGCGATTTGCCAGCCAAAGGGGAACGCCGTATATGCCGGCCAGAGCCTCTTCCTGAAACTGCTGAGACTCAATGAACTGCGCATCGCGCTGACTCAGGCCGGCGGGAACGATTTTCGGGTTACCTTGCAGGATGGCCATCTTGCCAATGTCATCCACGTCGCCCTTGCGCACATCGGGAAACTTTTCCATGACCTGGGCCTGCTGGGCCTTCGTCAGGAAGTTCTCGTAGATGACATATCCGCCGGTGAACCCGCCCTTGCGCATAAACCGCGATGACCACTGCTGCCCAGCCTTCGCCAAACCCATCGTTTCAGCCTGGTATTCAATGGGCGATAAGCCCACGACCCCATCAAGGCTAAAAAGCTTGAAATGCAACATGAATTCAGGGGAAACAGGAAAACGATCTCCGTCTTTTGGCGTAATCCAGTAAATCAGCTCGTCATCGGTGTCGATGGTGACGGTGTTGCAGTCCAAGGGAACAAAGCCGATGGGATCACCGTTTCGATTTCGCTCGATCAGTGCGAACGCGTTGCCGCGAAGCGCCATGTTCACCACGACGAACTTGAGGAAGTTCAGCATCGTCATGTATGGATTTGGCTTTCGCAGAAGTTTGAGCGATCGATCATCGCCGGAAACCTGCTTGCGCCCGCCCGGTGCGTCCTCAAACAACTTGAGAGGCAGGCCGCTCAATGATTCCGAAAGGATCTTCACGCAAGACCAGACCATGCTGATCGACAGTGCAGTCTTGGTGGTTACTGTGACCCCGGATTTCGTACGCTTCCCACCGATTTCCATGTCTACCTCGACATAGTCACCGGTAGTTGGATCGGTGTAGCCGAAAAAGCCCCATGTTCGGGGGTTGTACCAGCGAAATTCCATGGTCAGCCTACTAGTCCGAAAAAGCCGTTATTGAGGTAGTCGTCCATGCCTCCGAGCGCCTCTGGATTCAGAGAAAGCAACGAAACTGCGTTGAACGTGGCCATGAGTGGGTCAATTTTCGCGGTGCCCGACGCTTGCTTGGTGATGAGAAACGCGTTTGCCGACGGCACGCCCTTCGCGTTACCGCAGGCCCAAGCCATCAGCGGTTGTCCGCAGTGCAAAAATGCGCCTTCAGCAAGTTTTCGCTCGGTGGTTTTAATCGCCCCGGTGAGCTTCCAGCCCTGAGATATGCCGATAATTTTGTCTTCCTCGACGCCGGCGTCAGCCAGCGCATCAAGCACGGCGCCGATACCAGCGGGGTCAAGGCCAACCTTGTCCAGCAACCCCGCTTGATTGATGCGAGCCACCGTTGCGGCGAGGTGCTCGACGTCATCGCCGATCTTTTTCACCAGGGTCAGATCACCAACGGCCGCGAGATCCATGAGGCGCGGTGCTTCGGTCTTACGCCGTGTTAGAACGGATGGGTGAGCGTACGCGTGAGCCCAGTGCAGCCAGGTGCGCGAGTCACGAACTCGCCCCATGACTGCGAGACCCAGCAGGTCATCAAGGCCGCCGCCGTCGACACCGACGACGATCACCTCACAACGCTCGATGAGTGAGTCGAGCGTAAGACCGGCTTCGGCCTGGGGCTCCCAGAAGTCAGCGCCGACCCAGCTGTCTGACATAAGTGCCAGACCGATCTCGATGTTGAGGAATTTGGCAAGGAAGCCACGTACCTCTGCCTCGCCATCCATCTCGGCCTGCATAAACAGGCGCTCGAGTGTTGGCCTGTCCACCGAGTACCCCATATTCGGGTTCACCAGGTGGAAGTTCTCAGGTCGGCGGGCCTCCCCGCTCTCGATCATCTCGGGCGGAAATTCGTAAATCACCGGCAGGAAGCGCGGATCTTCGATCCGACCCTCGCGGACACCACGGGCATAGCTCAGTTTCGATCTGAAGATGCCGGCCGGGGGTTCGTTTGACTGAGTCGTCAGCCAGATAATGAAGCCTTCAGGCCTGGACAACAGGCCGCCAGTTGCTTCACGGATCATGTCCGGAGCCTTGACGTTCTTACCGAACAGCCAGGCCTCATCGATCAGCACGCCAACGGCCTTTTTGCCGCCCACCACATCACTGTCAGCCGCGACCACCTTCAGCGTGGCGCCAGTCTCGCGATGCGTGATGAGCTTCAGGTGCGGCTGCACATGCAACAGCGCACTCAACTCTTCATCGTGCTTGACCATTGCCGCGCACGGCTTAAAGGCGTTGTCGGCAATTTCCTTGGTGGGCGCCAAGATGATGAACTCAGCTTCGAGCCGCCAATTGCGAATCAACGCCGTCAGCATGATCGCGGCGGCGATCGTTGACTTGGAGTTCTTCTTCGGGATGCAGAGGAAATACTCGCTGATCAGGCGGTGCCCGGTCTCGCTGTTGTAGCTCCCAAAGATTGCGCCGGCAAAATCGATCACCCAAGGAGCGCACGCCGACTCGATCGTGGGGCAGCCTGGCGCGTCGACGATCTTGAGCGAACGAAAAACCTCCAGGCCTTCTTCAGCCTCAGCTGGAAAAAGTGGTGCCGGAATTATTGATTCACCGACAGAGAGGCGCCGCCACCAGTCCGGGCAGGCAGTTGTCCATTGCATGGCCTACCTCTTGACTACGGTGAGCGGCGGTTTGCCCGCGGAATACTTGCCTTTGCCAGCCTCTTTCGCGGCTTGCGCCCTTTCTTCTTTCTTGCCGGCGTCACCTTTCTTGCCGTGCACATAAGGCACAGCTGTCTGGGCGGCGTTTCGACGGTCGAAAATTTTTGCCCTTGGCTCGTTCATCAGGGCCAATAGCCAAGCAAGAGGGTCTTCTGTGTTAGGCAGGCAGTCGAGGTATTCGCCGCCAGCTTCTTCCTGCTCGGGAGCCTGATCGTCAGCGCTGGGTTTCTGCTTGCGCTGCTTTTCGGGTTTAACACTCAGCTCAGATCGGCGCGCAAGAATTGCGCTGCAAATCTTCGGGTCATTTGCCCAGCGGGAGCCGGCGGCGGATGCCGTTGAGGCCTTACAGCCTGCGGCTTCCGCCGCTTCTTTGTTTGACGCACCCCGGGCCTTAGCGTCAACAAACTGTCGTTGTTTGTCTGTTAACACCATTAACAAAATACCTTGGGGTCGGGAAAAAAAGTGCGAATGGGATCGGGCGCGGTCTGGAAGCTATACACCCCCTATATTTAGACCCCCCCCCTCCATAGCAATACTCAATCGCACCATTTTGGTGCAACTCAGATGGTAATTCCTCTCATTTATGTCTTGCTACCAGGACCGCACGCCAGCTGCCTCTTCGGCCTGCTTGACCGAGTCGTGGCATGGCTTACACAGGGTCTGCCAGTTGGTCCGATCCCAGAACAGAGCCATGTCGCCGCGGTGAGGCTCGATGTGGTCTACAACTGAGCCCGCTGTCACTCGCCCGAGGCGCTCGCAGTAGACGCAGAGTGGATGGGCGTGTAGCCATCCCTCGCGCGCCTTCTGCCACTTGTAGCCATAGCCACGCTGGGCGGCCGTTTCCTTTGTGGCTCGCCATGAGTTGGTATTCACCGCCACCAGGCGATCAGGCTGGGTCTTGACCCTGTTTGCCAGCGTCTTCAGCCTTCCCATCAGTTGGTGATCCGTGATGCTGCTTCGTTGAAAGGACAGAGGCTGCTCGCTCTGCTGCGATCCTCAGCCACTTGACTGCTCTTGCACGGCGAGCGGCGCATCCGGTGCAAGCCATCAGTCCATCGCCTCTACAGTGACGCGCCCTCGCAGGCGCCTGGTATAGAGTTCCTGACCTCCGGGCCTCTTGAGCCGAAAGGGCTTCGGTGAGTAGACCGCGATGCCTTGTACGGTATCGCACCAGATGACACGCTCGATCTCGTTTCCATTCACGTAGACACGGCGCTTGCCGCGCCCATCGTTGTAGTGATGGAAAGTTCTGGTATCTGCCATTACTGATTCACTCGGCTGAGGGCTTCATCCGCCTTGTCGGCAGCCTGGGCGGCAGTGGTTGCAGCCTTGGTGGCTTTGTCAGCGGCCGTGCCAGTCTTACGGGTCAGCTCTTCAAGACGCTTGTCCCGCTCTTCCATGGCCGTGTCGTAAGCCTTGCGGATCTCTTCGACCTGCTTGCCCTGCTTGTCTGCGAGCGACCAGTAGCTGACCTGGTACCCAAGGACGGCACCACCGCCAACCAACAGCACAGCAATGGCCCAGACCTCAGTCCGTCTCCACCAGCGACGGGCAATGAATTCCAGCGCGCATCTGTCCATCAGGCGATACCTCCAAGCTTGGTGCGCAGGCGGGTGATCTCTTCGCTCTGCAGGGTGACGCGCTCAGTGAGCTGGCCAACCTGGCTGGTGAGTGCTTCGATCTTCCCTTCCATCCTGCCAACGGCGGCGGCGAGATCGTTACGCTCTTTCGCGAACTGATCGGCGCGAGCCTCAGCTTCTTTGCGGGCCGCACGCTCTTGGTTCAGTAGCTCATTGAGCCGGCGCAGCGTGCCGATATCGGCGTTATCCATGGCCCGATCGGTCGCGTCTTTAGACAGGAACTTACGAAGCCATAGCAGCCCACCCAGCACGACAGTGGCACTACCGCCCAGCCAGGTAGCTGTGCCTGGGCCGAGGTCAGTAGGATCCATCCGATACTCCAGAAACGAAAAAGCCCCGCACAGTGGCGGGGCTCAGAATTTTTGGTCGTCTCTCATAACGCGCAAGATCGACATGATGGGGTTAATTTACGGCCAGTCGGCCAGTGGGTCAAGCGGCATCTACAAAGATTTGTTCACTGTCGAATATTTCGGTCGCGTGGATAACGGCCTGCTCCTCGAGCTTCTCCAAACGCTTATGGATTCCGCCTCGCCAGTTGCGGCGGGTGCGCTCCGGTGAGCCAGCCAGATCCCAGGTATTCATGTCGTAAAACTCGGCTGGCAGCACGATCATATCGGTGGAGCGCTTGCCAACCTGCACGCCCTTCAGCTTCGGTATGGCCCAGGCCGTCAGCGCCTTATAGATGAACAGCTGCGGTGCCGGCGAAACCATGCGCGCTACCAACCTGCCGATGGCACCGACCTTGTTGGCCTTGTGCGTGGAGTACTTGGCCACCAGCACATCCCACTGGGCCGGGTCGAGCTGACGATGGAGCAGCGCGTAGAGGCAGCAGTCGTAGTCGAACTTGTCACGCACGGACAGGGTGCTGCCTGTGCCGCCCTGGCGCAGATCGGCGTCGATCAGCTTCTGCCATGACTGCTTGGTGCTGTTGTCGATGTTGTCTGCTGCCAGCACCCGCACCAGGGTTCCCATCACGTCCTTATACATAGCCATGGCTCAATCCCCTGTGTAGTTGGTGCCGCCGGCGCCGCGGCGGTTGTTCTCGCTGTATTGCGCTTCAGCACCGGCGGGCTTGAAGCAGTTGAACTGTGCAATCTGGTGTTCGGCGGCCTGCAATCGAATGCTCAGTTGCGTCACCAGCACCTCCAGGGGCAGCGCTTCACCGGTTTCGGCGGCGACCCAGCCGGAGGCGTTGCACTGCACGCAGGCCAGCTCATGGAATACGCCACTGATCACTGCCCGGCCACGACATGCCGGGCACTTGGCCAGGTCGAGTTGGGTGGCGCGGAATTCTGGGCCGTGGGACTTCTTCATGCAGCCTCCAATGACTTGTAAGCCAGCACGACGTGATCAACCCGGTACTGATTCACGTCGCCGTAGGCAGTCCAGTAATCGGGAACAATGACGGCCCGCACCACAAACGGATCAGCACCGATCATCACAACCTCATCAAGCACAGGTTCTTTTTCGCGCTGCTCGGTGAACTCATAACCACCAGGGGCGGTGAACTTGACGATCACTAAAGCCATTTTTAAACCTCGCCCTTAACAAATTGTGGTTCTGGCTCGCAGGCCCCGCCGTTCAAGGCGTCTACGAGGTTTTGCGAATCTTCATATCTAACGCCTGTCTGCGCGTGAATCGCCTTGAAGCCACGTTCATCTAACCAGTCATGCCACTTCACCAATGCCAGGCGGCGCTGCTCTTTGGCCTGGGTGTTGATGTAGGTGGAGGCGATCTTGCCAAGCGAGTGGTTGAGCAGCATCTCGCCGATGTGTCCGTCGACGCCGAGGTCAGTCCAAGCGGTGCGGGCCACCTTGCGCAAGTCGTGACTGGTCCAGGCGCCCTGCCCTAACCGGGTGAATACGGCGCTCGCCTGGTTGTCGCTCAGCGGCTTGCCACGGCGCGAAGGGAACAGGAAGGCCCCGTCGTAGCCTTGGGCAGTCTGGCGGTCACGGTAACGACGCAGCAGCGCGGCAACCTGGTCGGTCAGTGGAACGCGCAGCTCGGTCTTAGTCTTGGTGCGTTCGGCCGGCAGGAACCACTCGCGCTCTGTCAGCGCAATGTCGGCCCAACGGGCCTGACGGGTCTCGCCGATCCGGGTGCCGTGGCACAGCATCATCAAGGCCAGCATCGCGTCGCACGGCGCGCTGTCGAAACGCTCGGCCAACAGCGTCACCAACTCAGGCAACTGAACATCACGCAGGCGTGAGGCCTTAGGCTGGATGCGCGCCGTGGTGAAGTTGCTGAACTTGAGCTCAGCCATTTGATTGAAGGGGATCAGGTCCAGCTTGCGCGCCTGCCGGAAGGCCATCGACACCAGGCGGTACAGCTGCTGGACGTACGACAGCGACAGCTCTTCCTGTGCAGGCCACATCAGTAGCTTGTCCAGGGTTTGCGCGTTCACGTCGCTGATCAGCAAATCATCCAGGCGCGGCTTGAGCTGGCAGCCGATCGCGGACTTGATAGCGGCTCGGCGCTTGTCGGAAAGCGCGCGGGACTTGGCCATGCGGTCACCGAACCAGTCGAGCAACTCACCCACGGTCACCCAGCCCGAAACACTGGCAGCGCCGTCGGCAGCCACCCGCAGGCGCACAGCCGGCAGCGCCGCGACCACTTGCTTGCTGCTCAAGTCTGGGAAGTGCCCGATGAGGTGCCATTGGCGCTTGTGGAGCAAGTACCAGGAGCCGCGCGTGCGTTTCTTCAAGTACCGAAAGTGCAACGCTGGGTGGCTCGCATCTCGCAGGTCGCGCACATGCTCAAGCTTGGCATTGCGGGCAATCTCGGCATCCGACAGCTTCACCGTCAGGGTTTGAATTTGGGTGCTCACGTATTGACCTCCTTGGGGGCCAGGAGATCAACGACCTCGAAAGTGGTGGGCCACATCCAAGCGCCGTAGCGCCTGGCCATTGCCTCATCGGCGAACAAGGCCATGGCGTGGTCGGGGAGTGAATCCATTTCAGCCTTGTAACCGCAGCAGTGGACGGCGTAGCGATAGGTCGCTGGAGTCGGAACGGCAAGGCGGATGGATGCCATCAGTGGGTTTCCTTGTTCTTGTAGCGGTCAGCCATGCTGGTGACCTTTGCAGGCTTGGAAGGCTCAACCCATCCAGCAGCCAGTTGCTCAAATCGGCTGTACTGCCCGAGGAAAGCTGCACGCACGGTGCCGCCGGCGATGTCACGGCCCTTGCCAATGATGATTTCGGCAATGCCCTTCGCTTCGGAATGCTCGTGGTAAACCTCGTCGCGGTAGACGAACAAGATGATGTCGGCGTCTTGCTCAATGGCGCCGGATTCGCGCAGGTCAGAACACATGGGGCGTTTGTTTGGGCGTTTTTCGCATTCGCGCGAGAGTTGGCTGAGCAGAATCACCGGGATGCCCAGCTCGCGCGCCATCAGCTTCGCAGTGCGGGTCATGTGGCTGACTTCCTGCTCTCGGCTGAACGTGCGTGAGTCGGAGTCCACCAGCTGCAGGTAATCGATCACCATCAGGTCCAGGCCGTATCGGCGCTTGTGACGACGGGCAGCGGCGCGCATCCGGTTCATCGACATCGATGCGCGGTCCGACAGGTACAGGCTGGAGTGCTTGAGCTTGCTGGCGGCACTCATCAGCTCGGCGCCATGGCTGTGCGGGGCCTTGCCGTTCTTGATCAGTTGCAGCGGTATGCGCCCTTCAGACGCCATGAAGCGGTCCATCAGGCCCGTGTTATCCATTTCGAGACTGAACGCCATCACGCTCTTACCCTCGCGGATAGCGGCATTCGACGCGATGTTCATGGCCAGGGTGGTTTTGCCCATGGCAGGACGGCCCGCAATGATGATTAGTTGGCCCGGCTTGAGCCCCTGCAGCTTTGCGTCCAGATCGGGAATACCGGTGGATAAGCCGTCAATCTCGTCACCTCGGTCAGCACGAGCCTGCAGCACCTCGATGTAGTCATCCAGGATGTCCTCAGCCTTGATCACCTCGGACGTGGCCGACTGACTGTCTACCGCCTGGGCTTCGGCTTGGACCGCGGCGACCTTGTCCGCCGTGGGCTGATCGCCATAAGCGATGTCGTTTATCCGAACGCTCAATTCAATCAGCGACCTATCCAGACTTCGCTCGCGAACGGTTCCGGCGTATGAGGCAGCGTTCGCAACGCTTGGGGTGTTACGGGCGATTTCTGCGGCGTAAGCGAAGGCGGGAGAACCGCAAGGCAAGTCGCCGATGCGCGCGCCGATAGTCACGATGTCCACCGGCTGGCCGGCGCCGTGGAGATCCAGAATGCCGCGATAGATGGCGGCGTTATCTTCGTAGTAGAAATCTTCGACGGCCAGGTCAGCGCTGAGCAAGTCGATTAGCTCGGGGCGCAGGAACATTGCACCCAACACACCGTGTTCGGCTTCGAGGCTATAGGGATCACGCATTGTAATTACCCTCCACAACCTTGACGAAACTGGAAGGCGCGATCAAGAAATCGAACGTGGCACGGAATGGCGTAGAGCCCGGCTTTCCGGTCGAGCGGCCCATCAGAAAGTCCGACTGTGCAACGATGCCGAAGTATTCAACCCAGAAATCCAAGCACTGGTGAACCTCACTTTGGTTCCAGCGGGCACGGAGTTGTTTCTTGCGAGTATCGGATACGAGGACAACCGCGGGCAGCGATGGAGTGAGTAGCTTGTTGAACAAATCAACGATGTCCTGAACCGGGCAAGACGGCGATCGCGGAACGCGGTTGCTATCCTGTGACGGTTCACTTGATGGTTCTATTACGGTTCTGGGTGCGGCTGCTGCGGGGGGGGTGTGCTTCTCCTGCGG